GAGGTTTTGCGCGCCGTGCTCGTCGACACGCATGCCTGACGCCGTCAGCGTCCCGATGGGTTGGTACCAGTAGTTGTCAAACGGGCCGGGCACTCCCGCGAGCAGCCCGCCGGTGAACAGTTGCGCGAGGAGGTCCATCAGCCGCGCCTCCGCAGGAGCCCGACATACGGGACCAGGCCCGCGATCATCAGGAGGGTCCCGCCGACGATCGCCGCCACTGGTGCCGACCAGCGCAGCCCCACCCCCGCCTCGAGCGCGGCGAAGCCGACGAGCACGACGACCAGATTCAGGTGCTCACGAAGTCGAGCTATCACGGTAATCCCCCAGACTGCGCACCCCGCGGCTGTTGTAGACGCTCTCCTCGGCCGCCGGCGTCGCCGTCATTTGCGCGAGGCCATCGATGAGCGCCACGCCGCCGTCGATCCGTTTGCGCTGCGAGAGCTTCACGGGCCGGATCTCGCGCCACGCGTTTTCTTCCTTCCCCATATTCCCGACGTTGTTCGCCATACAGGGATTCGCGTCATGCGTGACGTTGCGGCTCACGACGAGCGCTTCCGTCAGCTTCGACGGCTCCGACAAGCGACGGAACCCTTGCGGAATTTCCTTGACGAGCTCCTCGCCAAAGTGGCGCTGCAGTTTTGAGACGACGCCAGCAGCGCCGGCCTGGTCGATGCCGACGCCGCGGATCTGATAGCGGACCGCCAGCGTCCCGATGATGAATTCGACGATCGCGTCGTGGTCGATGAGACTGCCCGGCGTCGTCATGATGAACTTGTCGCGCGCCCAATCGGGATAGGGGATCCCGTCTTCCTGGGCGCGACGATGCAGGGTCTTTTCCGGCATCCAGAAGAACGGCAAGACGTCGATCGCGCAGTCGATCGTCGGACGGTCGAGGGTAAGGATGGCCTCCGCGCCTGCCTTCAGGTCGTCTTCACTGACACCTGCCGACGAGCTGGCGTAGGTGTACTCCTCGAGCGCTGTATTCCCTAACGTATCCCTTGACAACGCAGCGCTCGCGGCGGCCGCCGGCGCTCCCGCGTCCGAGCCGTCCCCCAGCTGAAGCGGACGCGGGAACACACAGACGACCGCCGAGAGATCGATCTTGTCGGACAGGTCGATCCCGAGAAAACATTCCCGGCCCAAGAGCGAGGCGTGGAAGATCTCCGGCGACGTCGACGTCGCGCAGCGCGCCCACGCCTCCGTGGTGATCCAGACGGTCGCCTGGTTCGTCCATTGGCAGAAGTTCAGGCGCCGTACCCAGTTCCGCTGCGAGGGTAGGTCGATCCCGAGGCGGACCTGTTCGCGTTGGTACTGCCACGTCACTGAGACGCCGAGGTTCGGGACCGCCTTCAGCCAATGGGGGCCTTCGACTTTCCAGTCATCGCAGTCCGGGCAGTCGTCCGAGGGTTGCCGCTTCCCTTCCGCGTAACAGCGATCGCACGGGTCGAGGTGGCAGACGAACGCGAACCAGGTCTCGTTGACGACCTTGCCCTCAAGAATCTCGCGCGAGTACTCGTGGTAGTACCAGCAGGCCGACTCCTGGTCAAAGCCGGAGTTGGTCGGCATGAAAATCAAGGCGTTGGGCTGTCCCTTGATGCCGGCGATCAATTTCACGACGACGGTCGCGCTGGGATGTTCGTGCAGTTCGTCGACGACCGCACCCCTCACGCGTTTCCCGTCGAGGCCGCGCTTCTCCGCCGAGATCGGGCGGATGAATGAGCCCGTCTTCTTGATCGAGAGGTTATTACCCTGGCTGGTGATCAGTTCCCGCAGCGCCGGCGAGGCCGCGACCATCTTCACGCAGTCGGCAAAGGCCAGCTTGGCCTGGTCCTTCGTGACGGCCGCGCAGAACAGCTGCGCCCCGCGGACGCCGTGCCGCACGAGCATGAAGATCAGAATCCCGGCGCCCATCGGGGTCTTGCCGCAGCCTTTGCCGCCCTCGAAATAGCAGATCCGAAAGCGCTGCCGCTCGCGCCGTACGCCGGCCTTGCTCACGCGGACGGCAAACCAGCCAAACAGCGACCCGACGATGAATTGCTGAAACGGCGTCAGGAGGAATGGCGTGCCTGTCTCCGGACGCGCGGCTTCTTCGGCGTCTTCGGCGGCCTCGTCGTCCACCTCCGTCTCTTCGGGCAGGCAGAGCACGGTCGGAAAGAAGTCGATCGCCTCCTGCGCCTGGTCGGGTTTCCAGACCAGGCCTTTCGCCTTGGCCTGGTCGAGGTCCTTGAGATGCCGCTGACACGCCAGGCGCACCAGGCGCCCCGCGATGATCGCGCCGGCGACGACGTCAGTCGCGTAGCGCGTCACGGGATCGAGCGCGGGCTTACGCGGCATCAATGTCTCCGTGTAGCCGGCACGTGAGTTTTCGGCGGCCAGTCCAGCGATTGCAGAAAATGCACAACCAGCGATGAAACAGGCGACCGTAGAGCCGATCGAGAGCGCTCCTCACGCGCCCGCTTTGAGGAGCCGCGCGAAGAACGCGTTCCATGCCTTCTCGGTGCTGGCCTGCTTGAACAGTGGCCGTGCGGGCTTCTCTGGCGGCGCCAGCTGCCCGGCCTGTTTCGCTTGCGCCCTCGGATTCGCGCGACTCGCCCATCCCATCTACGCCCCCGCTTTCTTCGTGAACCGATCGAGCGGATTCGCCGCGGCCGCCTGTCGGGCGGCGTACAGCGGTTTGCCAAACGGCGACAGGCAGAACTTCGTCAGCTCCGCGTCGACGCGCTGGATCATCCCGCGGTGATTCGCGCCGCCGGCGCCGTATTTCCGCCCCGCCATCGCGCGCTCGAGCGCGACATACCGACACAGGATCACGAACGCCACCTCCGTCGCCCGCGTGAGCGTGCGCGCTTCGAAGGCCAAGGGCGCGAGCTCGTGCCACACCGCGCGCGCCTTGCCTCGGAGACTCTTTGGCGGGTCGAAGATCTCGACCGGCTCGACCGCCGTCGAGCTCGGGTGGTGCAGGAGCGTGCCCCGGTGCCCGGCATCCCCGCCGATCGCCCGCTCGAGGTCGGATTGCCCCTTACGGCCGGATCCCGTCCGTCGTCCGCCGCTGCCCTTCCCGCCCACACCTATGCGGGGACCTTCACCACTTGCTTCGCGTTGAGCGTGACGCCGCAGCGGTTGTCGCCCGGAAACATGGGTTCGACCGTTTCGAGCGTCACATTGCAGAATTCCTCGGTGAGGTAGATCGTCTTTACCTCGCAGAGGACGGTGACGCGGTCGCCGACGGCGAGCACCTCGCCGTTCTTGTCGTGTGGCATTCGGCCCTCCCTCTCACAGTTTTTGAAAACACGAACTTTTGAAAACGCGAAATCATGCGCGAACCCGACGCGCGGTCTGCGCCGCCCATCCCGACGAAGAATCGATCCCCCCTCGCGTGTGCGCTCATTGACCTGCTTGACTTTTGCGACTGCCGCAGGTGGCGCAGAGGGATTGCCAGTTGGATTCGGCATCCCAGAACAGCGCCGGATCGCCGCGATGCGGCCGCACGTGATCGGTTTGGGTCGCGGCCGTCGTCCGTCCCTCGTCGTAGCACTGACTCATCACCGGTCGCTGTCCAAGCGGGCGCATGCCGCAGAGCGGATAGCGCAGACGAAAGGCTTTGGCCGCCGCTGCCCAGCGACGAGTGTAGCCACGTTGATGGGCAGTGCGCCGCGGTTCGCGTGGCTGTGGCATGACTCACTGAATGAGCACCTGGATGCGTTTGTCTTTGATCTGCACAGGACTCTCGTCGGTCGTCGCCACGCTGGAGAGTTCATAGAGATCGCCCAGCGTAGCCGTCGTGCCATCCAGACGGACTTGGGCTTTCCGATTCCCGGCGAGCATCGACGGGTTGTCTTTCGTCAGCGCAGTCGCCCCGTTCTGCTTGATTACGACGATGGTGAAGACGTTCGTAATGGTGACGCCGGCGGCGAGGTTGTCCTCGTCATAATCAAACTGCACTACCTTCTTTTCGGTGGGCTTCAGCTCGATGATGTCGCCGTCGCGAACCGTTACAACACTCATGTCAGGACCACTGAATCATCGGGACGGACCCGCACGACATAGTCATCCGCGCCAACGCGCACCACGACATCGTCCGCCCGCACGCGCACAATGACGTCCGCGGTGGCCTCCGGCGACACGGCGTCGTTCGCACTGAGGCCGACCAGCACGAAGTGCGCGACGTCGGCAGGGGTCCCAATCCCGAGCGTGAGAACCTGATTGACATTCGCCATATCAGGTCGCCCGGGTGATCGACGTCGGCGTCGTCGCGTCGTCGAGCGTCAACGTGAAGAGCGTCGTGCTGCCGTCGGGCTTCTTGACGGTGACCGTGGTGCTCGAGACACTGCGCTCGAGCAGGAACTGCGTGAGCATGTACAGCGCGGAACTGATCGACGGCCGTGTGCCGTCGGCGGGGATCGCGTCGGCCAGCGTGCCGTCGAGCGCGTCCTGGACCTCGCTCTGGACTTCCGCGTCCCAGGCCGGATTCCATGGCACGGCGGTCAGGCCGGCGCCGGCGACGCCGAGGCGCGTCATGATCGCGTCGGTGGCGGCGATGATCAGCGATTCATCGGCGGGATCACTCGGGAGGTTGTCGGTCGCAGCCTTGATCGCGGTAATGGCCGTCTGCGCCGTCGCGAGGGCCGTCGACGTGGCGAGCCCATTCTGAATCTCCGTGACTGCATCGGCCGCGAGTTCGGACGCCCCAATGGCATCGGCCGCGATTGCCGCCGCGGTGATCGCGTTAGCCGCGAAGCTCCCCGCCGCAATTCCGCCGGTTGCGATCGAGCCGACGGCGCCGGCGACACTGGCCGCAATCGGCGTCGCCGCGGTCGCCGCCGTGGTGACGCTCGTTTTCATCGTGGCCGTCAAATCGCCCGACGTCGGCGCGTTGGTGAGGTTCGTCGACGTCGTCACGGTATCGACGAGCACGCCGTGATCCATTGTCGCCGCCGGTGTCGCGATGTTGAAAAACTGCTTGAAGGCTGCCGCGATGCGTCCGGCGGCGCCTTCCGTGAACACCGTATCCAGGAACCCTTGCACGCCGGCTTTGATATTCCCGCCAGACGTCAGCGCCGCCGGCAGCCGCGTCTGGATGTCGTCGGTGTCCGCCTGAATCGCGGTGGTCGCGGTGGCGATGTCGGTCGCTGTCTTGATCGTGGTCCCGGAGAGCCCCACCGTCGTGGACTGACCACCGACGTTCGCCCAATCCACGCCCGCTTCGCCCGTGGCGCTTACGTCGAGAGTGCGACCGGCCGTCGTCGGCACGAGCGGCAGCGCCACCGCCGCCAGGTTGTTGAAGTTCTTGACGTTGACCTCGAGGATGCCCGCAGTCGCCGGTGTGGCCGCGGCCGTCCCGAGGATCTGCGTCACGCTCGCGTCGAGGACGTCGGTCCCGAGTACGAACGCGTCATAGATCATCGCGGGTAGCACCATGAACTCGTGGAACACGGGCACATGGTTCGCGGCGTCAGTGATCGACAGAAACATCCGGCCGAGACGGTTGACGTCGGCGGCCGCGAGCTCGAGCTGCATCATGCCGGCGTCGTTGCCGGTGATGTAGTTCAGATCGTTCGACGTCCCGGAGGTCGCGCCGGGGATGTTGTCGAGGATATTCGTGGGGGCCGAGCCGGCGTCCGTATCCGCGGTGAGCGTGATCCGCTCGTTACTGATCGTGAGCCCGGTTTTGATCGTGACGCCGTCCGTCTTGTCGTAAAACGGCCCGACCGTGACGATCACCGCCGTGTTCGTACGCAGGAATCTCATGCGTGCCGCTGCCGGTACTGAGCCATGGCGATCGGCACGATGCTGCCGCCAGCCGCGGCCGCGAGAATCGGCACGCCAATCAGGACAATGCGGACGTTCCCAATGAAGCCGCCCTGACCGACGTTGCTCCAGGTATGGGTCACCGCACCCCCAGTACCCGCAGCCGAGGCGCCGCCGCCTTCAGTCGTGAAGACGGCGGCCCAGTCATGCCACCGCTGGGTCTGGTTCGTCGTTGAACCAAGTCCGCTGTCCGCGCTCCCCGAATAGCAGTCGTGCGTCACACTGCCGACGGCCGCAGTCACATCGACGCTCAGCTCAAAGGCACCGTCAACGGTGTTGATCACGGCGGTCCCCAACGGAGTCGAGGGATCGACCCCGAGCCACGCCGTGGCGCCTATAACCGCCTCGTCCACCGTCCCGGACCACGACACGACGATGTTGGCGGTAGTCTGTGTCGGCGCCACCAGCTTCAGGATGGTGACCCGCCGCGTGCCACCGCCATCCGCGAGGGTCTGCTGCGCATGAACCGTGAAGTTCTGCGCCCCATTGAACTGAGCACTAGGGGTCCGGTCGGTGGTGCTCCATTGACTGACGCCAAGAAAGATGAAGTCCGACCCGGACGCGTTGAACGCGCTTAGGGTCAGCGAGCTGACCGAGACGTTCCCGATGACCGCGCCGGCGTTCGCGTTGGTAACAGCCATGACCCGAGATCGATCGGCGCTCTTAGCCTGCGTCGATCTGCGGTGCAGTCGCGGACGGTCTGAACGGCTAGTGCCACAAACGGCTGTCCCGTGATGAAGCGGGTCCTGACCCGCGGCCGTACTATCGTGAAACCAAATGTCCAGTGAGTCATCGGCAGATCGGGGGCCCGCAGCCCCGCGGAAGCTGCTCGAGGTCGCGCATGTCGCGCACCGGCTCAGCGCGAGTCACCAGTTTGTACGGCGGTTGATTCGCGGGGAGATTCGCGGGCAGTTCCTCTTGGCGATTCGAATCGGGACCCATTGGCGTATCGATCCGGTCGATCTCGAGGCCTATATCGATCGCTGTCGGAGAGGCGTTCCCGATCGCCGACGCGGCGATCGGCGTGGCCAGGAGCTTCCTTTGCTCGATCTGAGCGCAGGCTCGAGCTCGTGACCGCGCGGCTCGACGTCCACCTGTACGTCCACCACGACGAGCCCTCGGATCGCGTGGCCGAGTTACTCGGGCAGATTCTCACGCGTCTCGGCGTCCTCGAACGCCAGGAGTCGACCATCCTCATGAACGAACAAGACCTCCAGAACGATCTCGACGCCATTCGCATCGGGGTCAACAACCTCCTTGCCTCGGCGACGGCGCAAGCGGCGACGATCGCCGACCTCCGCGCGCAGCTCGCCGCCGGCGCGCCTGTGAGTCAGGAGCAGCTCGACGCCCTGGACACCGAAGCCAGAGCAATCGTCGCGGCGCTCGCCCCGCTCGCCACATCCGCGGCATAGGAGCCCGACCGTGCCGCATGAACCAATCGTCGTGACTGTTCGGATGGACGACCGCATGTCGGCCCAACTGGATGAGTTGCGACGGTTGGTTGAGGCGCGGTGTCCGAACCCGGAGTCGCGTCAGACGCCGTTAGCACTGATGGCGGCGGGACTCCTCGTGGCGGGATCCGCGCGGAGGATCTCGCGGCGATCGCTGCTCGGTCTACGGTGGATCAGGTAATGGCCGCGCGCGCTACCTGGAAAGGCCTCCTGCGCTTCGGCCTGGTGACGATCCCCGTCA